GGGCTAAGCTATGTCAACGAACGATGAGTACACTACCCGCGAGAAGATTGCAAGCCTAGTCAACACTGGACTCAATTCGATAAAGGCCCTTAAGCTTTGGGCGAGTCCGCAAGCCGAACAAGAACGCAAGAAAATCTGCGAATCGTGCCCCACGGGTAGGCGGCGTGGACGTAGATGTTCTAGGTGTACTTGCAACATCTACATAAAAATCAAAACCGCTGGGGCTTCTTGCCCGGACGGTCACTGGGAGGCCGAGAAATGAAACCGTGTAAGCACCGACAGGAATGTAAATTCGAGGGCGAGTTCCTGTGTACTTTCATTCAGATAAACGATTATGTCCCGCAGGATGTTTGCGAGTCTTGCCCTATACCTCAAAACTTAGAGATTGAGGAAAAGGAATTGTCGGACCTGAACCAACTGGTCGAACAATATTGGAAACCCTGCCAACAGAGAAAGATTGTGAAAACCGCCGACTGTTGCACGTCGGCAATCTGTGATAATCCAGAGTCCAAGAACCACAACCTAACAGTCTTCCAACACCAGTGTGAAGACTGCCCAGTACGAAAATCTTAAACGAAAAAAGCCGCCTCCAATTTGGAAGCGGCTTTTTTATTTACTCTAAGAGAACCCGACCTTCGAGTCCAGATATCAACACGATAGGACCGCCGATACCGGGATCAAAACGTGGGGGGTCTTGTGAGAAGAAGTAAACCGGACTATCAGGGAACACCCCTACCTGACCGTTAGGACGATTGATCGACCTCGTGGAGGCATCAAAGTCACCACGTACTGTAGTTGGAAAACTAAAATCAGCTATGACTGTGGGGATCAAAAAACTCGCGTCGGTAATGCCGTCCCGAGTGTTGATATCGGTAGTGATGATTTCCGACTCTTCATTGGGACTGTTATCGATCGAACGGTAAGGGAAATTTAACGTATCACTAATAGTACCGAGCTCAGTACCCTCGACCACAGGTGGGACACCACAAACTTCTGCCGGACGATATTGGACCCCGTCAATAGCCATGTAACCATCGACTACAGCCCCACTAATGGTAAACGGATGGATCACATCCGATGTTTCCGCACTAGTTGCAAAACCAATACTCAACGTCCAACGAGAGAACTGCCGACCTACCCAGAATGGACCACCCTCAATCTGTTGGATTGGAGGTACGGGGTTACCATCGGCGTCGTCCAAACATTCAAACTCAATGACCCGCCTAGGTTCAACTTCTTGGGATAGCCAATCTGCCCAATCAACTATAAGCTCTTGAAAAACGGCCGCAGTATTTGGACCATTGTCATCGTTTTGGGGATTCCTCGGAGGTATTCTTTCTGAAAATACGTGGTACTGAAAATCCCACAGGGGCTCGATCGGCTGCCAGACTTCGCGACAACAAACACCCGACTCAATTGCGGCTTCAATGTCACGGACGAAACTTAAACCCCAGCGGGCACACTCTTCCAAAGCATCAAATTGATTGTCTTCACAGACCATCATCAACGTCTCAAAAACGTCGAGCACATCTTGACGACTCAATCGATGGCACTCACCAATACTGTCCAGACGTTCGACGCCGCACTCGTCGGCCATCTCGTTGACTCTGTCAATGATGTCTGTCCAATCTTGATTACTGAATGGTACTTCACTACTCGGCATCTTCACAACCCCACTTTTTCTCGGGACACTCCATACGCGGCAGGGAAATCTTGTTAGTCCTGCTGCGTTTCAGATTGACACGACATAAACACGAGGCACAAATGTGTCCGGTAAAGAATGGACACTTGGGCGTCTCTTCCGTACCGGCACAAATATCGTACCGTCGTTTTATTTGTTCTGGCGACAGAAGTTTCAAACCTATGTTCGCAACCTGTGCTGCGACCAAGGATTGAGCTTGCCGTACCAAGTTAGGCTTCGTAGACATCTTACCCTCCAGTGTCATCGAATAGGAACGCAGTGCTTGCACCGAATTCACCAGTTTGCTCATCGAACTTGAATGCGAACCTACCTTGATCCGGCATACCTTCTGTGATAGGATCTCGCCATTGCACGTCGGTACGGAAGACCAATTGGTTGTCCGTAATTGCAGCAAAGATTTGATCCAACCTACCAACTTGACCTTCCTGTTGACTGTCAACAACAACGGTATTCCTGATGTCGATCACCAAGGGTTGTTCAAGCTCAATCAATGGTTCGGCCGGTAACGCATCTAAAACAGAGAACGTCAGGTTCAGTGGTAGTAAGTTTGTGTTGACAACGTCTGCGTATGCAGACTCAACAACTACCGGGTTGGTGGAGAATCCAACATCTCCCGGCGTACGAGTACCCACGTCCGACTGTGCTCCAAACACGGTGTTAGGCCCGCCGTTGAGAACAGTCTGAGGTAGTAAACCTTCAAACGGTGTGGAAGCCAGCAGGTTACCGTTGCCGCCTCCGCCTCCAGATGTTCCAGACCCGCCGGAAGAGCTTACGTAAGGTAAGACCCCAACTGCTTGCGACCCAATACCTCCACCACCAGTTGCGGTGTCGAAGTCGCTTGGGTAAGTCAAGGCGGAATCCTTAGGCCAATAGAACGGGTGTTGTTCAAGGAAACCCATCACGACTGGTACTTCCACCTCAAAACTTATCTGGTTGTTATCAGAGTCGTAGACCGCAGCATCAACCACAGCTTTGATAGGGCCATTCGCAACGTAGTTAGGTTGATTCAACGTGATCGTATCGAAGCTTTCGAGGGGTAGTAGATTCAAGAAACCAGTGAACCTCAATCGTTTCCACGTGTTGCTCAAACGGATCAACCAGAAAGTTGCCGCGTGGTAAACCACGTCCGCGTTTGTGTAGATAAACCAATTGAAGTTTTGCTAGATACTCGATGTTCATCTTGGTTATGAGTTCCTCGGAATTGGTAGTTGTCATCACTACCGACCGAAGTTCAATGTCATCCTGTGTAACTGTCAGGTCACTTTCGGGTTCTTCAGGTAGGTACCGTAGAAAGAAAGTCCCATCACTGACGTAGACTCCACATCGACATTGGAAAGCGATATCCTTGATTAGGTCGATAGTATTCCGCCTGTCGAGTATGGCGAAATGAGACGGGAACGGAATCAAGCACTCGCGGACCTTATCGAAACTAGCACGATCTACAGTTAGGTCTGTGTAGAGGTTGATAATGTATTCCATGATGTCTACGGTGTTTGGACCAATGTCCGACCGAAAGGTAACGAATAACTCGTCAGAGAATCCCTCACCGGCTCGAGCTGACAGGGCGCGATCCATACGAATCACGGTGGCTTGAACAGGTCCAAAGTCTTCCACAGTGACATTGAAAAAGTTGGTCGGGACACTTACCAGTCGTCGTTCACCTTCGAATTGTTTGAAGGCTTTGACGTCCAGTACGGTACCCGGAGTTATGGAAACAATGTAAGCAATGTTGTCGCCTTCCACGATCGAGACCTGTGAACCGGCGTCGGCGAAGACGTGTTGTAAGGCTTGGTTCACAGGAGGTGGATCGTTGGCCGGAAGCGTACATACAGCAAAACCGTGCGTCCTTACAAACCCGCCTGAGGCGTCGGTACCTGAAAAATCAAACGGTGTGATTGTTGGACCACCACTGTCGTTACACTGACGCAACCCAGATATTTGTTCCATGGCCAAATCGGCAGCTTCATCTGTTTCTTGGTGCTCACGACGACTGATTGTAAAGTCTTGACCATTCATCACACCGGTCAATAGGATACCGCCGACCTCAATCTGAATTGGTCGTCCTTGGGGAAAGTCCTCACCACCCAAGATTCTTACAGGGTTACACCCTTCGCCCATTTCTTCGGCAGCCGCTAATTCCTCGCGACGACGTAAGCCCGCACAGATTTCACGGAGTCGGAGACGTCCTGTGATTTCACCCACCTGACGTCTTAGGGCGTTCTGCTGTGAGATTCGGTTGGGACCACCAATACGATTCAGGTGGGTCAATTGGACACCGATCATTGACAACGATGTACCTACACCACAGTCAACGCCGCCGGTACGGATACTCAAGTGATTATTCTTACCTGCCAAGTACCCAACACCACATAAGGTGGTTCCGGTCACAGGCGAGCCGATTTGTAATGCAGGTACGTCCAGTACGGTACCGAAGATACTTGGCCAAGGACGTCCTACAAGATTGGATGGTAGTCCGGGAATCTGACCTTCCTCTGCAGAGAAGCCAAACTCGCGGTTTCGGAAACATCTAGACCTGAAAAGTGTTGGTAGACCCGAACAGGAACTTGATGTACGTCATGCCGGTCTATCACACTTTTGATAAAACCATCTGAGTCATCGAGTTCTAAACTTAACTCTTGCGTAGTGTTCGAACGCGTAATGTCCAACAGTCCGTCCAGATTACCTATAGAGAGGATCCTCCCCGGGATGTCACCGATCGTTCTGTCAGCATACAATTGTGTTCCACCCTCGGTCCATTGGACTTCGATGATGGTAATCGGTTCGGAACCAAATTCTTGTTGGATCTTAGCTAAAGCTTGTGCTGATAAATTTCTCATGTTACTCTCCACTATGGTTTGTTACTCGTACCGGTGTGCCCAAGAGGTTCAACGCTCGACAACTTGTGAACGCCATAAAACCTGCCTCTTGAACATTGACACCGAATTCACTAAGACGTTCCTGACAAGCCTGAGTGAGTTCTTCACCGAACTTACCACTACTAATCGCTGCTAGTAGGTCTTCGTAATCGTAGCTCAAGACGAGGGAACAGATTGTCCCACCTGAGATGTCTGCGATCGTGGTTTCAACATCCCAGTTTCGTTGTCCAATTGCCTTGACAACATCTTTGATACTATAGACTAGGAAACCTGAAACTGAAATCTGTTTCCCGTCGCGAGTCTCCAGACTCTGCGGATAAAGATTCAATGTTTGTCGGGCAGTTACCAGAAGTTCTATCTCAGTCGTCGCTGGCCAGTACCATGTTCTGGTACCAACCAACCGAGGGATAAACTGAAACATAGCCTCGAAAATTTGCCCTACCCATGAAAACGCGTCCAACTTAACTCTCCCTTATTGTCTACGTTGACCTTGGAACTCCAAGGAAATCGTTTCTCTCTCTTGTGCCACTCTTCTAATCTCGTTCGGACCCGGCAGTGCCCTATTTCGAGCTTCGAAACTAAAAGGGTTACTAGTAAAATAGCCCAACCACTTCTCACCGTTGTGATCTGTGATAAGAATCTGGTCCGCAGCATAGGCTTTAAAGAAAGCCCTCAGTTCAAGGGCCTTCTCGCGGTCCATTTGAAAATTCCAAATCAAAAGCCGGCGATTATTTCTTCGGACGTAAGTTCTTACCTTACCAGTCTCAGCTCGCTTCGCAATGACCTGATGCTGGTTGGCATCTGAGTTTGAGAACAACGGGTTAGGTATTACCGTCCGATTTTTTAAACTAGGCCAAGGCCCCTCTAGGATAAACATTAAACTAAGCTCCCTTGGAATTGGAACGAAAGGGTGTATGACATTTTGCGGTCCTCCACTCCGGGATCATCGACCACACTGATGAACCCAATCCAGACTCTATCTTCATGATCTATCAACCGTATCTGTTGTCCTAAATGATCGTCATGCCATTGTTCGACCATTCGAACTTGTTCTCGTTTTAAACCAGAGAAAGACAACAACAGTGTCTCTACTGGTGGGCCTGCAAGTTCATTCGCGAAGATTATCAACTCACCCAAGCGGGTTTCATTAACTGTTCGCGTCGGAGCAATGTTATGTCGGTTCTGAAAGTTAGGTGCTTTCAACTGGATCAAACTTGACACTGGCCCTTCTGCAGGGGCCACCAAACGTAAAGTACCTGATTCACCCAAGGTAGGGTCATCAGTGGGGGCGACGTACGCCGGGAACTGTCGAGTATCAAATCGACAGGTGTCGTCCTCGACCACACTTGTCATGATGATCTGGAAGTCTAACACTTCGACCACACCTGCGTTGAGGCACGCTTGGGATTCGAGCGTACCATCGCAGACGAGTTCTTCTTCGAAGATTTGTGCAACGATTGCTGTCATCTCATCAGAGAACACAACAGCGTCGTCAAATCGAACCAAGGTGGAGACCACCATTCGATCTTCGAAAGTAATACTTTCGTCTATCTGATCTTCCGGACCCGGACGAACAATGTAGCCGTTCATGTTATCGTTAAGAATCAAAGACTCCACGATACCTAAACGGAAACACTCCTGCAGCTGGATAGTAGCGTCGAGATCAACAGTGACCACCTCGCCACCAACCCCTTGATCATCAAACTCAAAGACTACTTGCTCGTTTGTCAAATCTGTGGAGAACTCTAAGTTCAACACGTGACAGGCTGTTAGTTCTGCATCTAGTTCTAACTCGGCGTCGATCTCTAAATCGAAAACACGATCTTCACCGAAGGTCGCATCGAACACGATGGTCTCTGCAAAATCGGCGTCAACCATATTGACTGGACCAACAGGCACGACAGGTCGGTCGTCCTCAATATCTGCGTCGAATACTACAACCTCGGAAAATTCTAGGTCGAATTGTTCGGGTAGTGTAATTGACGCGTCGAAAACTAGTTGCTCTTCAACTTCCGACTGTCCGACAACGTTGGCAGAGAGTTCACCATCTAAATCTAGATCAACATCAATAAAAGCTGGAGGTAGTACAATCGACCTAGCTACTTCCACATAGGAATGTGTTAATGAGATCGAGTTTGGTATTACTACCGTCCTAGCAACTTCGATGTAGGTTTGTGACAGGTTAATCGCCGACGGCGTATTTAGAACACTTACGAATTCGATCTCTTCTTCTAGATCTTCGTTAAATTGTTCAAACCCGGTGACCACGACACTGAATGTCAATTGATCTTCTAAGTCCGCCTCGGCTGCGATACTGGCGGAAAGATCGGCGTCTAAGTCCAGCTCAGTCCTGACGAAAACAGGAGGCTCGATTAGCGACCTAGCCACTTCCACATAGGAGTGTGTCAATGTGATAGCGTTGGGTACAACCAGTGCTCTCGCAACTTCGACATAGGTTTGTGTCAGATTAGCCATCGATTAACTCCTAGTCGATTTGAATACCTACTTGTATTGAATTTATCTCGTCGTCGGTCCAAAACTGCCCACTGTTGGGGCTGCTCGAGAAGTGACTGAGGTAACAAAAGTAGCTACCGTTCGACACCTCGCCAATACTCTCGGTAACATCAGTACCTCCCGATCGGACGACCGAGGAAACATTGACAGGTCCGGAGTCGGCCCGTAAAGTGTGTACGACTTGGAAACCAATGATAGGTGTCGATGCCGCAGGAATGTCTGTGATTTGATACAGGTCCAATTCACCGGAGGTTGAGGACGAAACAAATGTTGTGTCAGCGTCAAGTACAGCATCGTCAACCATCAGATAGTTTTCGGTACCCTCACTAGGTGCCCATTGGCTCGAGTCTCCGTCCCCGTTAGGTACAAGATACTCGACCGCGATAGGCCCGAGGAAACCAATGTTGGAACCTCCTTGATCATCTGTAACGTAGATGTTATCTATGAAGTGGTTGTTACCTATCCCTTGCCATCGGACTCTGTCCCAACCTGCAGGTCCGGGATCCAAGTTAACACTATCATCAACGAAGACTTGTTGGTTGTTCAATCGTAATTCAAATCGACCTACGCTACCAAGTCGGAATTGCAATTCGATGTAGTAGTTTGTACTTAGGGAAAGTCGCACACCTGTGTTTAAGACTAAAGTGTTACCGCGGTAAAGCAAGATATCCCCACTACTGTTTACACGGACGTTCGCCAGTGTTGTGGAGCCACTAGCCACAATCAACATAAACGTAGTATTTATATTCGTGTTGAAGTTAGTCGAGGTTCGAACCTGCATACCTACAGTTAAGGTGTCTCTTGCGAGGTTGGGTTCAATCAGTGCTTTAGTCGTCATTCCAGTGTTAGGATTGAGTTCTAAATTACGACTGCCGTTAAAGTCAAAAATCGAACTGTTGAAACTGAAGTTGGAAGTACTGTATTTTTCCAAGATCCGATTATTGAGTGCGGTACTATTAAGCCCGGTGGGTAACCACTCAAAACTTTCGAGAAATAAAATTGACATTTGTTACCTCTAAGGAAAAAGAAAGCCACCACAACAAACCCCTAAGAGTTACATCATGGCGGCTAAGGGAGAGTACGGTTATTAAGCACTCACTGTAAACGTGATCTTCAATTGGTCATTGACTGCAACCACACGGTCGCCGCCGGCCAATAGTGAAGCGTTCCAAAGTACATTGTTACCACCAGAGGTGTCACCTTTTACTTGGGCGTCGTCTCCACCAGCAATAAAGCCACCTCGAACAGTGCCTGCAGAAGTGATATCAAAAGTCACGACTGCTGTGTTGGTAATTTGATTTGATGCAGCCGCGTCTTCAACCCACTCAGGACGAGTGGTAGCTGAGTCGCTGTTTGCAGCATCGGTGTAGCCTTCAAATTCACTCCAACCATTTGTTGTGCCGGCACCTTGATAGGTATCCCCGGCAGCAATGGCGGTGAATCCGACAGCACCGATTAATCCCATGTACCAAGTAGCGTTTGCAGGTGCCCCGTGAAAGAGGACATCCAACGCGTGGATCTTACCTTGGTCAGTAATTAGATTCGACCATTCGATCGTGTCTATTACTTTACCATCGCGAACATGCTCCATCTTGAACTGTCCGGATAGTTGATCAATAAACTTCTTCATTAAATGTTTCCCCTTCGGGCTTGACGGCGTAGTTCTTGAGCAATGGTTCGTCCGGTGGCTACGCCAGTATCTCCACCTTGAACGTTTACGCTAATATCTCCGATGGTCGTTGTACCACCGTTCTGAGCTCTAAACGTTGGTTCCTGACCAGCGTTCATCGCTTGAATTTGTGAAAAGAATCGTGAAGTCGCTTGAGGCGTTATCACCGATTCACCCGGACTTAACATCGCCGGGATTGTGTCAACACCGCGAGCAGTGCCGCCGTTGTTAAACATGAGACCACCAAATTGGCGGTTGACCACATCCGGCAAAGCTTGTCGGAAAAAATCTCGGATTCGTCGAGCTTCGACCGCTGCGTCAGACATTGAAGTACTGAGGTTGGATCCACTAGTTTGAGCAGCACCGAACAAATTGTTCACGGCTTCAATTGGTGTTCCAAGACCCGCTGCATTTGCGTCTAACTGCGGTTGAAGTTCATCTAAACCTGCCTGAGCTTGGAGATTACTAAGGACAGTGTCTAATTCTAAAGACCTCGCCTGCAATGCAGTTTGAATGGCAGTCGACGTATTCGCTGCAGCTTGTGCCACTTGCATGTCAAAACGATCACTAAACATTTGGAACTGTTCGACAGTTATGCCACCTTCACGAGCTAGAGTGATTTGGTCAGAAGAGTTTTCTAATGCTGCTCGAGCACGGTTATCCAAGGTATCTTGACCTTGGATTAAACTGATCAACGATCCTAGTGGGCTTTCAGTAAAGCCATCCCGCTGTAAAATACTGGCATCATTAGTTCCGAAACCTTCTGAACTTATCTCCATGTTAGTCGCCATCAAGGTTTCCCTTAACAACGTGGCAGCTACCTGATTCCGATTTAAAGCCTGAATTTGCTCTCGCTGGGCAGCGAGTGTTTCAAGTAATTCGGCAGGCGTCTGAGGTGTGCCCAGTCCATTAGCTGCAGCAAAGTCTTGTAATTGCATTACTATTGGTTGGACATCTACCAATACTGTGGCGTCTAAAGCAGACAACCGGTCCCGGAAGTCGTCAATCGAATCTTGGAAATCAACACCGAGTGCGACTGGGTTCCTAGATAATTCCGACCTTGCATCTTGTAAGCTCTGACCAATGCCCAGTAAGTCCCCGACACTACCGAGGTCTGTCCTGTCAGCAGACAGTTCACTTGCACGTAGCAAAGCTGCCCGACGTAAGCGATCACGCGTGGCCAGATCTTCGTCTGAAAATCTATCTCCCTCTGCATTGAACTCACCGGTGTTTGCGTTTGCAATAGCAATTTGTTCACGGATGTCGTCGACGATACCTTGTTGAGCTTGTTGCTCTTCGAGGATTGCATCTCGCCGAGATTCCTGAACCTGTTGGAGGGAACGTTCCGCACTGATCTGCTGTTGAGTGATTCGTTGTATCTGCTGTGTAGCTTGTAATTCCAAACCGCGGTTATCTGCAGAATCGGCTAGGCCTCTAGCTCGTTCTGCCAGATCGTTAGCACGATCGAAACCAGCCAACGCTCGTTCAATCTGAACTTCGTCCGTCCCCGCATCTCTTAATTCCGCAGCCGACTCTCGAGCTAACCGGCCGGCTTCTCGTTGTAGTTCAACGGCTTGAGCAATATCGGGTAGGTTCTCGATGTTTAATTCGAACTGGAATTCGGCGGCCCCTTGTTGGAGACCTTGAATACGTTGTTGGGATTCCCTTTGCAGGTCATCGATACTACTAGCTTCTTCGGCTAACCTATCTACAATACCTTGACGGATGTCGAGGACTTCTGTACCAGCCTCTTCTAGTCGGTCAACTAAAATATCGTTGGCTATAATAATCCCTTGAACACCTTCGTTGTACTCCTGTTGAGCCTCTGAAAGTAGTGAACCAATGTCACCGGTCAATATACGGAGAGCTTCAGTAATCTGAGTAGTGCCGAGACCTTCACCGGTGTCCACATTGAAAAAGTCACCGTTTAGTTCTGCTCGGCGTATTCTAAGTGTTGCTTCGAGTTCGTCATTGAACCGTTCAAGCTCCGCAGTACCTGCAGCGATCTGGCTTGTTCGTATGGCGTTAGCTGCCGTTGAAATTGCCGCAAATGCCGCACCTATCCCAACCAGTGCCAGACCTACAGGATTTGCCGCCAGTGCGGTAAATGCAGCCGAGGCAGCAAGGACACCAGCAGTGAGCACAGATATAGCCCCTGCTGCGATTGCTGTGTTGGATGTTAGAGATACAAGTATCTGCTCGGCCCCATCAATGGAACCTAAGAATCGTACGGCAGTTGCACCTAACGAAAGGAATTGCTCACCCGACCGTTCCGCTTCAATACGGAACCTATTTAGGGCAGCGGACACGACATCAGAATCGGTCCCGGCAATTAACAACTCTCGCCGGGCAGCGAAGTCCTGAGTAGTATCGCGGAAGGCTGATAGGGAGTCATCAATACCTTCAACACCTGCCGAAAGTAAGGCAAACACACCGGAGCTCGCCCGAACATTCGGGAACAACTCGCCGAGAGCCTCGGTACTTCCACCGACGCTGTCATTAAGGGCTTGGAGGGTACCTGTCAACCCTAAGACTTGCTGGGCGACGACTGGAGATTCGAAACCGATGTCTCGGAGGGCTTCTGTCAAAGCTTCCGATGGTCGGTTCAATGTATTTAAGATACCGCGTAACTGTGTGGTTGTTTCAGCAGTTGTGAAACCGCGGTCTGATACAATAGAGAGTACGGTTCCTAGTTCGTCGAGTTCTACGCCGAGGGCAGCCGCGGGGGCACCAATACGACCAAACGAGTTAGCTAGTTCATCCGCCTCAATACGACCACGGTCAATGATGGTAAAGAACGTAGACGATAGTTGGGCAGTGTCAGAGACATCTAACCCGTACGCCCGCATCGCGGCGGATAAAAGGTCAACACTATCCTCAAGGGAAGAGTTTGTGATCCTTGCAAACGTAGCTGACTCTGCCGTAAATTGTAACGTCTCTGAGACATTACCTACTTGGTTTGACAACGCATTATAAGCAGCAGTTGAAGCTTCTAATAATGGGATGTTGTTCTCAGCAGCAATGGTTCGGATGGAGTCGGCGATTTCGTTGAAACCAACACTCAAATCCTCCGGGGCACGGAGAGTCTGGATTAAGGCCACTTGACGTTGGAACTCAAAAGCTTGCTCAGCAGCATCCGTGAATTCCCTTCGGATTTGGCCGAGAACACTTACGAGGACTTGTGTCTGAAACACGCGTGACAACGTCTGCCATGAGACTGTTAATTCACGAGAGCTTTGAGTTGTACTTCGAACTACTGCGTCGGTCTGTGAAATGTCCTGAGCGGCTCTACGTGCCCCACCACCGCCGCCCATATTGCCCAACGTCGAATCTACTCGTCGTAGTAATATTAGAACACGGGTTGGGACCACGGAATTGGTTTAAAACAGCTTCCGCACGGCCTCCCGCTACTTCTTGGAAGTTGTACGGTCCCGGTGTTAGAAGCCTTCCAAACTGTCCCGGACCACGCGTGGTATTACCGTCATTAGATTCGTTGAATACAAGGTGTGGGAGGGTGGTTTCGTATATAAACGAGCCCAGACCGTTACGGACATTAAGACCTCCAGAACCTTGACTGGCACCTCTGGAGACGCCACTTGAGACCACTGGGCTGATGGAGAGGGGCGCACTGACGATGGACGCCAACTGGGTAAACGTTGCTCGTGAAGCCCCAGACCAAACTGGGATCTGCTCCACTGCAGCTACCACGTACTCAAACGCAGACCGAGCTAGTATCTCAGTTATTTCGCGGTCGAGTGCTCGTCGGTAGGCACTAAGGTTAAATCTAGGCCGTTCAAAACGGGCTCTTACTACCAGCAAGTTTCATCTCCCATTTTTCAGCGTCGTGTTTGGCTAATTGGTCGTACCCCAGTAACCAAGATTGTTGCTTTGCCGACAGTTGGTCCCAATTCAACTTTCCGAAAACCTCCGGGAATCCCGGAGGCGTGACTTGGAACCTTTCACAGGCTCTATAGATCGCGTACAACATAGTACGGAACTGTGGGATCATCAGGGTAGCTGAGCCGCCTCCTGAGTGCGTAGAAAATCCGCACGGGCCTGCTTCAGCTTTGCCTCACTGAGGCTGTTGGTCTCGACGACAAAAGCCAAGATACGGTTGATCTCACCTACGGTGAAACCGGCTTCGCGGAATTCTTCTTCCCACTTACCGTAAGTTTCGGGTTTTTCGAGGTCAAGAATGTCCCATTCGATTTCTGAAGGTTCCAGTGTCTTGATCACGGTCCAGCCAAGTCTCTTAACCGCGTAGGCTTCCATCTGTTGTTGATAACCAACGTCCTCGTAGTCCTCTTTGTTACCTTTAGGTGTCAAGACCACTGGTACCTTAGGACTTGGACACATGACAGTGAAAGGTTCGAAGGTTTCAATCGAGCGACTCTTAAAGACGATTGGATCTGAGGTACCGCGTGGGAATACCAACACGTCCTCGGTTGCTTTGGTGATTTCTTTACCAGCAATTTTCATAATTTGTTTCTCCCGTTAATAAAATCTGACATGTAGCCCAACCAATGGTAGGGCTACCTGCCAGTATCAGTACCATGCCTTAGTCGACACGGCGTACATCTGCTTCAGTTGCCAACGCACGACCAGTGACTGCGATAGACGCAGCGTCTAGGTCAAACGCCAGTGAGTCACGTCGGAACGTCGGGAAGACCGTAATCTCCCGTTGTACTGACGTACCTGAACAACCCACTTCATGTTCAATCACCAAGTCAACCGCGTAAGGCTGGCAAGGGTCTGAGGAAGCACTGATCCAATCTGCAGCACCGCCAATACCCTTAAGGGCATCAACAGGCGAGATTACTTCATTGGTTCCTGTTCGAACAAATTCATAAACAAAGTTCAAGTTAACCTGAACTGGTTGATCATCGCCCTCTCGGACGCTATCCAACTGGCCGCGATCGAGTTCATACTCGTATTCAACGGCTTCTGTGTAAGTGAGGTTGCCCTCACCAATACGTACCTCGATCTGTTGCCCTACGAAGGTAATCGCAGCGTCGTCTGCAATAGCAGAGACTGGGGCAATAGCTGGCGAGAAAGTGATCTCAGTTGTAAACGCTGGTTCTGCTGGAACGAAAGGAGGACCAGCCTGAGCTGGGACTTCCTGTGTTGTTGAGACAGCAGTAACGACGTGCGTTATCTGACGACCATTAGCATCTGGCCCTTCACCTGCAACAGTGAAGCGAGCACCTACAGGTACTACCTGAGGCGTAAGTGTATTGAGAACTACAGCGTCAATCGCGACGGTGGTTTCACCTTCGTCGAGTCCTGCAGCATTATCTACCTGCCCGGTACCGGCTAAGCCGGAACGGAGATAGATACTAGCATCTCTCAAATCGATTCTTGCCAATTTGGCTTCTCCTAGTTAGGGTTAGAACAAGTCTATATCGAAACTTGCTGTCACCATACCTTGTTTGACCCTATCAGTAGGGTCAATCTGACTAAAGTTAATTACTCTCACCCCTAGACTGCGTTCGGTAATAAGACGAAGACAACCTAAGGTCGATCCATCGTCGGCTTCACCGTCTCCACAACGTAGAATAGGAATCCTGTCTTGGAGAGCTTCGTGGGCGATCCCCAACATGTCAAAGTAGACGTATTTGTTTTTTCCTTTACGACCCATATTTGACGTGACTAGGACGTTGATAAACACCCGAGCTGTCGTTAGGCTAGTTGGAGAAAACATGTAAGGTCCGTTCACACGGAACTCAAACTTGTCATCTGCTTTTTCGAATTCCTCATCTCTCTGTTCGATGCCCTCAATGAGAGACTCGAAACCAGAAGACTCAAAGCGAGCTTTGAAGTAACTGGCGAGTGATGCGTGGACCCAGCGGGTTAAGTTTCTAGTGTCAACTGACATTAAAATCTCCCGTCAGGGTAGTCCATCTTTGATCGATACGCTCTTGGAAAATCTGCTCAGGCACTTCACCTTGGAGGGCGTGGCCAATGATTACCCAGATGGCGTCGAATTCAAATTCGTCGAAATGTTTGATTTCGTATTTCCGGCCTCGGTAGACGATCCAGTCGTCCAAACTAATTTCAAGGCCTTTTTCAACATCGCGTCGTTCAAGAATGAAGACACGTGTTCGACGGTCGTAAGTACCACCGTAAATGAAATCACGAGCTGCGGCAACCTTGGAAACAGTTTGAACTACGTTTCGTGACAAGCGGGCTGGTATAACAACCCCACGTTTGAAACGGTGTAAGTCTTTACTGAGTCGTTCATTACCAGTTTTCAGATCTACATCTGAACCATGGTACTTATAAAGGTCGACAGGCATTTGCCCATACTGCCGTTTGAACTGGTACATTACATTTCGCAAGAGTAAATTATGCGATCGGTTCATGTTACCTCCGAACAGAGTCTAGGGGCGAGAGAAAAGTACCGCCCTCTCGAGCGGTACAGGATTGTGGCTATGCACCACGATCGTTTAGCCGTAGAACAAGCAAGCCATTTCCTTGTCCAACAGTGCGACACCGCTGAGCAAGTCACAGGTTACCCGTGTACCTTGGCACTTTGAGTCATACTGCATTGTGATACGGATCGAAAGATCGTTGTATTCAGCAACAGCAGACATAACACCAGCCGAAGGTGGTGGAGTCGCCAATGGACGGTTAACGAACGCCAAAGCGTTACGATGGAATGCCAAGTTGAAGCAACCAGCAACACCCGGGAAGACAAAGTCATTCTGGGCGATTGGGGCCTCAAGAGGTCGATCCAAGAGGATCCACCGGTTCGCCGCATTGGTTGGATCAGTACGCGATTCGATGATCGTGTAGATCTTCCGAGTTGCTCCGCTACCAGTGGCGATCATTTGACCGTCTTGTGGTGCATTGGTGAAACCGGAAACCGAAACTTCCTTAGAGAATCCAACGCCGTAAGCATTGGTAGCTGTTAGTGAACGGTAGACCTTGATCTCCGCACCAGCTGCCGTAGCAAACTTCATAGGAACGTTAAGGGTCACGTCTGTAGTAGCACCACCACCTGCAGTTACTGCAGTGATGTATTGTGGTTGGTCATTACCAGCCACAACTACCCAGTCGCCGACGCGTGCTTCGTAACCAGCGATGGTTACGGCCATGCTCGCAGGAGGTTGTCCCGGAGTTTGCGGGTCTGTGACCTCGCCCCGAACAACGTCTGTGTCAAGATCAGATACACACGGAACGTTATTCGCACCGTAAATATCGAAGTTGAACAAGCGAGTGATCATTGCATTACGCAACGCGTCAGAATCGTCCGACTGGTCCATCGCAACGAACAAGTCAGTGTTCAGCAAGCTGGTCTGACTCTGGTGCGACAAGATCAAGCGAAGATCTTCTTGAGGAACGTTTGCTCGACGCAAAGTTTCCAAGGCTGCCGTAAGCTGTGTTCGAGCGTTAGCGGCTGAGAAGCCTCCAAGTCGACCAACAGATGGGCAATCGATGAACTTGTGCATCTGTCCACTGACAGAGCGGTCTACGCCACGACCGACAGCTTGGATAGCTGGCTTAAGGTAAGTGGCCACCAAGTCCTTGAAGGACAACGAAGCTTCACCATCTTTGATGATGAAAGAAACGTAGTGGTGTTGATCAAGAGGAACTTGAACGTTCCGGCTGATCGCGTCTTGCTCATCGACCATGTCGACGTCGGTCTTACGACCAGACAAGAATTTGTTTGGCTGACGTGTGTTAACAATGTCGCCGTACTGGGCTACTTGATCGTTGAAGTCGCGGTGGACCAACTTACTCATAACCATGGACTCTTCAAGAATCACAAGTGATTCCATTGCCCAGTGCTCTGGCACGTAGGCATCGTTGCTATTACCTTCTCCACCGTCGTAACCAACAGTAAGAGGGGCTGCAGTAAGAGTAGCTACAGCAATAAGCAACGATAATTCATCTAAGTTTCGCATCGTATTTGAATTCTTTCAAAACGTACAGATTGTAGAAGTAGCCTCGACGTTGAGACTACTCAGATGTTGGTAGGTTTACCCTAGGCCAACAGATTTCGGGTCGCTTTTACGAGCCTCGATGTACTCTTGAGGAGACATCTTGGACACGTCGAGTTTACCCGTCTGGGGCTTGAAGCCATCAGTTGCACCGCCACCGATTCCACCAACCACATGGTTGCGAAACAGGTTGCCGTATTCAGTTGTCATTTCTGACATTTGCTTAACAGCCTCTACGGGCGACACGGCAATCTTAGTAGGCTTCTCGTCTGCCCCGATGATTTCCATCGTGACAACAGGATTACCATCGACTAATTCCGTGCCGTTTCGCAAGAGAGCCACTACTTGGCTCGGGTTGAAAGCATCTGCTTCCACGGCTGCGTCTGTCAATTGACGACGAATTGTAGCATCGGCGTATTTCGCTTCTGCTTGCTCAGCTCGAAGGTTGGCAGCTGCCAAATCTTGAGCGTGCTTTTCTTGAAGAGTCTTCCGCTGTTTAGCGGCCAACTGTTCTTTCGACATCAATTGTTGTTCCAGTTGCTGACGCGACTTGGCGAGTTCTTCTCGCTGTTGCTCTGTCAACTGAGCAGTTTGCTCAAGCGTCTGGAGTTGGGTCTGGACTTCCGACAATTCCCGTTGGGTCTTACGTCGTTCCTTTGCCAAAATCTCGTTTAATTGTGTCTGGGTGAAGACTTGTCCAGTCTCTCCAGTATCGTTGCTTGGAGGTGTTGTAGAACCAGCACCGCCACCGGCACCGCCACCATCACCGCCATCGCCAGCACCGTCGCCCGGAGGGTTTGCACCCGCAGAACTATCCGCACCTTGATCGCCGGCTGAGCCTGCGTCACCACCACTAGCTCCTGCATCGTCGTAACCTACTACTAGTGGGTTTGATGAAGGAACAAAAGAAAACAAAAAACGATTTAAACTTGAACGCATTGGTGCATTCTCCGTTACCCTTGATAGAAGTAAAGGTATCTCCAGAGTCAAGGTTCTCTGGGAGTGACCATCCTCGTCTAAAAGCCGGACGAGTACGACGTGGTTTATCTCACCCGCTGGAGGGTGATTGCCATATCCTCTCGGAGGAACGGGGCAATGAGTCGCCAAGCTGCTGCACTGGGGACACCATTGACAATATGTTCGATTGGGACTTGAGATCGAGCGTAAGTAGTTCGAACACTTTCAAGTCCTTGGGAAGAGATACCTAGGTTTTCTAGTTCGATCTCTGGGTCTTTACCGTCGAGCAGATTAAATGCGATCTCATAGTTCGCAATGATAATGTTCTGCGGTACGACGGTGTCTCTACCGCGAGGGAACTCATTTGCTTGAGCGTCATCGGCGGCTTGTAATTCTTCGGGCGTGAAACGTTCCATCATCTCAAAACGGAACGAATTGAAGAATCGGAAGAACTTCCTTTTATCATCTACTTGAGATTCCATCAACATGTACAAAGGGTGTTTGACACCTTTGTAACACAGTGTGTCGATGATACGCGTGGCACCGATGAGAGCTTTCTTTCGATCCAACATAGAGTTGTCGAACCAACACTCTGAATGAAGTCGATGTCGGAAATAGTCATCCGCCTCAACCTCGGTACCATAAAAATCAAAATTCATGCTTCACCTATCCGTTTAGTTGATCCCAAGCCCCGTCACCATCGTTGTCGGTAAGCCCGGCATCATTTGCTTCTTCAACACTGATCGAACCGTCACCGTCGGTGTCTGCCGCGATCGCAGTTGTATCGCCACTTTCGACCAAGTCGGAAATCCCGTTACCGTCTCTATCCGTATCGCAGAAGTCAGGAACACCATCGCCATTAGAGTCCACGGGGACAGCGATTCTCAAAGTATAACCGTTCGGTCCGGGGCCGGGACCGGTACTGAAGTATTCCACCGCGGTGGCAAAACCCTCGGAACGCCACCGAAAAACTGTCGTGTTCAGAGCACTACCAGCTACTCTCGTGACTGTATAAGTATCACCATCGATGTTCATTTCGAATTCATCAGTGATAGGGCTAATCAACGAGTAAGTTTGCCCATCAAGAGAAACAAAACCATCCGTACCTCCCGGCGGTCCCGGTAGTCCCGCACCATGTCTAACTTCAATTTCAACAGGTACTCTACCTGTGAGCCTGAAAGTGGCAGACGTACCTACCTTGGCATTGAAGGCCCCATTTTGGTTTGTGCACACACCAGAGAATTCAACAATTATACTACCCTCAGGGTAACCGGCGATACTACTCACGTCGCTAACACCGTTTAGGTCTACACCATTCGGGACGTTCACCCCCAAGAGAGTAGAAGTTATACTTTCAGTTGTGAAAACAATCTCATTAACATTTAGAACACCGTCACCGTCGACGTCCGCATCAAATTGATCCAACACGCCGTCTCCATCTTTATCTAGAGGGTTCATAACGGGTGGAGTCGGACCTGAGTTGGAAACCAGACAGGTGTGGGCAATACGTTGACGTTCAGATAAGTTATGAATACGATTCACGCCATCGTGGAGTAATCGTTGTCTCGGCGATAATCGATGGGTCATTACTATCTCGCGATCCAATGGATAAATTGACCACCAGCATCCGCGACTAGGTTAACTTCAGAAATCTCTTCCATCGCGACGAAGAAACTTTCTCCGGGATCCAGAGGGAAACCGGCACTTGTCTCTGTAGTGTCAGCCGTAACAGCTTTATTACCAACATAGACGATGCCAGAATTGGAACTGGCAGATTTGATTAGTACACCGTGGCTTTGGCCGACGTGCCCAACCGGTAGGGCGACAGTGTCAGTCCCCACCTCGACCGCACCATGGCGGAACGGTCCTTTGAAAGTATTCTTGTCTCGAGACATTAAGTAATTCTCCGTTGTCGACCACGTTGAGGATTGGTTGTATCCCCTGTGGCTTCTTGTCGTTGCTGTCGCTTTTGCTCCCGTTGAGCAGCAGCGTCGTTATCATCAAGCGGAACATCCGAACCGGCTGTTGGTTCTGCTTGAGCCCCCGCTTGATCCCCCGCTTGAGCCCCCGCTTGAGCCTCGGCGACTCGTCGTTGTTTTTCGACATGATACCCAACTCATGCCCCATCTGAATAATCAATGGGTCCGAGGTTGTGTATGCACTGTTGTCAATTTCCGCGTGGATTTGATCTAACACAGTCGTTGAAACGTGATTACCGACCAGTGCATTGATGAACAACTTGGAAGCAACTTTCTTGGCAGTTTCTCCCGGAATCTTACAAGCAGCTTCGTAGACCTTAGTCGCTTCGTCGATACGTTGTTCGGATGTTCGCAGGTTCCAACGGTTTGGATACTTGATCGTTGGGACGTTAGAATCCTCTTCGTAGGCATGCCAGTGTTCGGCAATTTCTCGTTCCATGGTTTCGAGTACGAGACCGATGAAAGAAAGCCCAGCTTCCAATCCCTGTTGATCTGCGGCCTTAGACTCGCCCGAGGTTCGGGTGCCTAAGTTAGTGATCGCGAGGCTGACCAGTTGACGAATCTCGTCTTTCAACCGCTCGCACATTTCCATCGAAGCTTTAAGAGGCTCCGAGCTCGGATGGATGAAACCGGGTCGGTCCATTCCTTCTTGGTAGGCACGACCTTTGAAAGCACCAACGTCAATGTGGTCCTTCGTATTTTCGCCGTTACCAAGTTGAGAACCATCGGCTCCGACTTGCCCGCCGATAAGGTGAGAGCCAACGTTCTTGTTTCGTTGTTCTGTGTAGAAGCTGAACAAACCACCGACACTGTAGCTGACGTTTGATGACGACAGATTCAGTAACGCGATTTGATGGTTCGCGATCTCACTCATCAAGGAAGTTCCAAGATCGCCAATGACGAATGGAATCTTCTTCAAGTTTAGCTTTATGATCTCGGCTTCTTTTCCGTTTTCACTATCGGCAAAATTTGTGTGGGCAGAAATTTGAATCCGCACGTAACCATCATCCTCGTCGATCCAAGCTTTACGATACTTGGTTGACGTTCCCGAGGGAAAACCTAACTCCGTATCGAAACCAACATCTTGATCGCGAAGAATGATCCTAGTTAACTCTCCGGTTTCCGAGTCGTAGTCCCAGTTCAAAATGTCTTCGAGCCGGTAATGGTACAGGTAAGGTGAGAAGTCGGAAACTGCAGCTGCAGCAACACTCTGCGGTGTTTCACGTGGAGCGTCAACCCAGATACCGACTGTACCCATCACGAGTAATTCGTGAATGACTTTCTCGCCGAGGTAGGCTGTCATCGATCGTTTATGACGGTCGACTCCGCGGGCCTCCCCAATTACAGATGCTCGGTAGGTCTTACTACCGCCCGTACGTGTGACATCGACCAAACGTTGGAAGATACTGTTACGGACTTCGTTGATTGCTGTTTTCGCAAACGAAGGAATTGGGGTCAACAGTTTACGACGGTTGAACTCTTCGTTAGTTTCCCGCTCGGAAAACTTATAGAGGTACTTGTGTAAGAACCGTTGACCGCCTTCATAAACGTAACGGTACTTCTCAGTCTCGTAATAGTTTGACAATCGAGTTGGGTGTAGAAAACTGAACCTACTCATAATTGATTTCCATTTCTAAACGGTTAGAGTACCTTGGTGATATTCACGCCACTTTGCAAACTTGCTGCAAAAGGCAATGCTATCTCCGCGTAATTCAACGCGTGAGCAAAGTGGTCATCACGGATGTTTACGTACTTGGTGTATGAGTTACCGTCAGGATCTTTCTCATACCGACGTACCAAAGCCGTCATGTGTTTGATAAACTCAAGACTAGTGTCTTGTGGCAGTTGGATCCGGTCTGGATTCTTAAACCTGCTTAAGGTTGTCGCTAACCAAAAACTTCGATTACACTGGACCATGCCAGAATTTCCGTATTTGGAATCGACGTCAAGTTCTTTCCCGGCATAGCCTCGGCGGTAACGACACATGTGGACGTGACCGTTGAAACGTTTACCAAAGGCAGAAGCACCTTCGAAAAATGGGTCAGGGTCAATCACCGCGAAGGATATTTGCCACTCTCGCATTAATTCGTCGATACGACCGTAGCCGTCAGACAGGGGGAAGAACTTCCCATAGTCAACAACTTTAGCCGAAGCCATTGTGTTAATGTCAGGTCCGACTTCAGGGAATGACCACTCGACGATGACATAGTAAGAAGTGTTACCTTGGTCAATCCCCATCGTTCGAATTTTAAAAGGCTCGCCCGCCTTAGGTGGCTGACCTAGCCTGTGTGTCGACTTACATTGTTTGACTTGTGCCTCATCGAGTTGGGCTCCATCACCTACGTATGGTAAACCCAATACGGAGTTGAACCATTCTTGAGCATAAAACTCATTGTTCAACCCGCGTAGATAATCCGCCGCGAGTTCTGCAGGGGTAACTGTCGAGGAATAAAGCTGATTGATATGGTACCCACGGCGACTACGGTCTCCGTTCTGATATGTTGAGTTCCATACCCCTTTAGCCAACCACTCCCATTTGTTTTCTTGGTCGAGTTTGTTGTTACATTCTTTGCACTTCAGATAACTCTTATGGATATCTGGATCATTAATTGTCTCGCCGCGAACCACCAAACACTCTGGAGTCAACGTGGTTTGACAACTACACTTCGGACATTTGAAGGTGAAGTGTTCTTGTGTGGTTAGTAAGTATTCTGCAGACACACCATAGTTGGGCATCGTCGGAGTTGAGATGAACCAGATTTCTTTTTCCGGCTGGCCGGATAAACGTTTCAGGGCAAGAGCCACAGCACGTTGGTCCATCTCGTCGAATTCATCAAGGAATAGTACAGCTGCAGGGACCGACTTCAGGTTACTGTCGCCGCGAGAACCGCGAATGTACAGATTGGTCGCCCCCGCTTGTTTCAACCCCGACGTGTTGGTCTGGGTGAAAATACTCTTAAGGTAGGGGCTGTTAAACAGGGCACCGCCGAAGCGAGCCTTAGAAAAGTCTCCAGCGTTGGTAGCTGTTGGAAGAACGTAGAGTACGTCTTTCTTATTGACATCGATATGCCAGAGAGCCCTGTTGATACCGATCTCAGTGAAACCACCTTGAGCACTTTTTAAAGTTACGTTGTAGGTAGCTTTCGAGTCCAGAATTTCCCGTACCCACGGGTGGTATTTCCAACCGTAGTTTCCGGGGTAGGGCGGACCCATAATGCGTCGGACCGAAGACCAACGTGAGCACGTTGTGGCGTAAACATTCCGACCCGCACTTGTGAAAGCCGAAGCTAAGTTCGAGTCGTGTAACATGGTTAACCTACGTTAATGGTACTGGGAAGGTGAAGTCAAAACCCGTGTTCTCATTGGGCTCATCTACGCGTATGCAGACTGTATGGTTTCTAATTAGCCCGCCACCGCCTGACCATTGGGTTACTTCTACAGGGATACCTGCCTGTAGACTCAACGTAGGGGAGAAGTTTTCTTGCCTAGTAGTAGATAAGCGGCCTCCGTCTAAATCCCCGGTAGGGGGTGCTGAAACAAAGATCGCGTTCCCGCCCACCCTGAGGGTGACACCACCAGTACCAGATTGAACCATGCCAAAGTAATCGACAACATAGTCACCAGTAACGGATGGTGTGAACATAGTCACTGCGGATGTAACGCCGTTACCTACTCCGGTAGATACTTCCGGTACAACGTGCTTGTAAACAAAGTTGGAAGTTGAGATGGCCGTTACCGGTGCATCGATCCGAAGAGGACCAATCTCGGCTAAGTTACTCAAAACAACTCGACCAAGACGGTCTGTTGTAATGAAACAGTTGGCAAGAGGTCCGACTTCCGGAGCGTAGTGCTCGAGTAAAGTCTCGATCACGTACATTTTACTTAAACCGCTCTGGTCATCTTTATCCAACTCCAGTTGGCTAATAATTGATTCCATGTTTCACCTTGGTTTCTAGAGGGCTGGGATGCTTAGAGGATTCTCTGCGAAGAAAACAAAGGTCGGCTCAAGTAGTTGTGTGAGTCGGACGTACGAATCCGCTCGAGGGTCTATCCCCGACTCAAGGATTCTATCGTAACACTCTTGGACCGGGTTAGTTAAAGTTCGAGGTCGAGGATCACGTTCGACCAAAAGATCTAACACACACAACACAAACTGCCAATCGATACTAACTGAATCGAAATCAGCTCCAAGTTTTTGTCGTACTAAAGCGGCAGGATGCATTTGTTTATTTCCTAGGTTGAATCAAGAACCACGACACTAGGGTCGTGGCGAGTGGTGTAAAGCCTAAACTAAACACCGGGTATTTACTTAGTCGCAATCAGTTTGGTCACAATCAGTTTGGTCGCAGCCCTCACAACCAGCTTCGGGGCAATCTTCACATGTGCCCTGCTCGTCTTCAACTTGCTCGTCTTCAACTTGCTCGTCTTCAACTTGCT